GATAACAACAAGCCCGTCGATTTAGAAACTCTGCGTAAGTTCTATCACACTATAGAGACTCGCAATAGAAGAACAAAAGCAAAAGACAAAGATCCTGTTTGGTGCGATGCAAGAAAGAGTTCATACTTCTACATAAACTCTGCGGGCAATACTTTCCCATGTGCATTCATTGCAAGAGATGTCACCGAAAACAAATTATTTCCCTATCATCCTATTGACTACCCTTTCAATATGCAGTATAATGATAGTACAAAGTTTCCTATTGAAGAGATAATATATAATAGTGATATGCAAAACATAAGTGAACATTTGAAGAGAAATCCCTTGCCTATATGCAAGAAGAAGTGTGGAGATTGTAATGCGTGTTAATTATGTTTGCTCTAAGTGGGGTACGAAATACGGTCCGCATTTTGTGAACCGACTTAAAAATATGGCATTCAGAAATACTGCATCTGAGTTTGAAGCGCATTTCTATTGCTATACCGATAATGCAGAGGGTTTAGATGCCGACATCAATGTTATCGATTTTCCTGATATTCCTAATATCCATCCTAAGTATTGGTTTGGTGCTGAAGATTTTAAGTATGGTATGGCTCGTTGTTGGGACAGGCCTAAGACTTTTGTTTTCAACACTCACAATTTTGCTCATGACAAGCCTACTGGTCGTTTTGTTTTTTTCGATCTCGATGTTATCATCCAACGCGACCTTACTCCTATTATAACATATAACTTGGAACGACCTACTAAGATGAAGTCTTGGTGGCAAGATCCTAGACCAATGAATACGAGACGATTTAAACTTTCCCATGGTGCGTATACTAATGGTAGTTGCCAAGTCTGGAGTGACGATCAATGCGAACCTATTTGGAATGATGTATTAGAAAATCAAGAAAAGATATGGTTCACATTTACTGATGGTACCGACAATTATCATAGTTGGCGTTGGGGTAGATATGGCGCAGATCTCTGGGATCACTTTCCCAGCTGGATGGCATACTCTTACAATCGAGGCAGGTCATGGGACGAAGATGATTTGAATGTAGGTATCTACAGGGACAATTGCATCGTGTGTGTGTTCAATGTTGACTTACTTCCGTTTGAAGATGAAAGCAGAGGTAGCACGAAACAAGATGAATTGGTAGATCCAAATTTACTGGCACATTGGAAATGAACGAAATACGAGTTTGGAATAATCGAAACTGGCTTTGGCCTGTAGAAGATTATTTCTGCTGGAGAGACAACACACATTTCCATGCTACAATGCCGTATGATATTATTGATACGATAGGCAATGTTTCAACAGTAGTCCACGCAGGAGGTAACTGCGGCATCTATACGTCAATGTATGCATCGCTTGCAAATGAAGTTATAACATTTGAGCCAGAGCTAAACAATTTTAAATGCCTGTTGCATAATGTGTATGAAGAGAATGTGATAATGCATAACGCAGCATTGGGTGATAAGACTACTGGTGTTAGTATTTCAATAGATCCAATAAACGCTGGCGCATCTTATGTAATAGGAGAGGGGCTTATACCTCAAGTTAGACTAGATGATTATAACTATGCTCCCGACTTGTTGCATTTAGACGTAGAAGGGTACGAAGAGTATGCATTGTTAGGCGCACTTGAAACTATAGAAGAATATCGACCTGCCATTGTGCTTGAAAGAGGCAATGGTGAAGATATAATTTACGATTTAGGATATAAGAGCGTGAAAAAATTCGGTCTAGACTGGCTTTACATATGAACATTTATACTGTGAAATGGGGCAGCAAATATGTTGCTTCTCATGTAAATCAGTTACTGGATAGCTGTAAGCAGCATCTGAGTTGCCCTTTTCAATTTCATTGCATCACTGAAGATGGTGAGGGATTGTCAGAAGAAATAAATGTTATTCCCATTCCAGAGAACAATCGTATGGAAAAGTGGTGGAATAAAATGTATCTGTTTGATGATTTGATTGTCACTCAGAAAGGTGAAAAAATGTTCTTTGACTTGGATGTAATCATACAGAAAAATATTGATGTGATTGCAGAATGGGAAACGGGTGACTGCTTGACATTCGTTAAGACATGGTGGCATGACTTGGATGATTCGTATGAAAACACTCGCCACATCCCGCATAAATATACAGACTTAAACTCTAGTGTTCTACGTTGGAATGATTCACTTGATACTAGGGCAATCAAAGAATACTTTTTAAAGTATAAGAAGCAAATTTTATGGTATTATCGTGGGCTTGACAATTTCTTTTATAATAGAAGAGTAGTAAAGCAGAAACTGTTTCCAATAGGTTGGGTGTATAGTTTCAATCAGGGCTTCTTGTTTCCGCAAGATACCGAAAAACATGTCTATAGGGAATTGCCCTATATTTGTATTTTTGACTCAATGGGTAAAAGTGAAGATGTTAAATTCTAATTTCATAAACAATTACAAATACTGGGGTGAAGCGATGCATGTGATCGAAAGACGCATGCCGCACAAGCTGACAGATTTTCGTGAATCGTTGTCTAATAATAACGTCGAAGCGAGTATATGGCTTGTTGAAGAACTGAAAGAATATCTTGAAGAGCATTATCTAAAGACAGGTAATCTCAGAGTATTGATTTTAAATTCTTGGTTAGGCATTCCAATGGTACCATTGTTGTGTGAGAATCTAGATATTTCACAGTTGCATTTGGTTGATATAGACGAAGAGGCAATTGAACTATCTAAGATTTTTCACAAGTACTACGCGCAAGAAAAGTTCATCAAGACTAGGCATCACAACCTAGACATCCCGTTTGAATTTGACAATCTAAACAAGATTGAAGTTGATGTTGTAGTGTGCGTTCAGACTGAACAGATGTATCCTCTCAAAGATCTACGAACAAAGAATCCGCATGCTGTGTTCGCATTGCAAAATAGCAATGTCGTAGAAGAGATGTATGGCATAAATTGTGTTGATTCAATCGATGCACTTAAAGATCAGATTGGATTGGATGAGGTGAACTACGAAGGCTCTAGACCGCAAAACTATTATGCTTGGGACGGTAAGAAAGAGTTTGAAAGGTATATGATTATCGGTCAACGAGACGGGCTGCTTTAACAACCCCCTATATCTTCCACCATCATTTCCCACATATCTTTGTCAGGAATGACCATACCAAAAGTGTGTCTAGGTGAATCAGATCCTGCGCAGTGCCAATAATGCAAATCTTCTGATTCATGCTTGCCGCCATAGTAGCCTACTTTAGCTGACCATCCAGGTGTATCATGTAATGTGATAATTTCATCTTCTCGTTTGTCATAATATTTAAACCAACCTTTGCCTCGTGGATTATAGTTGATTAGAATATTGTAACCTGGGCAATCCCAGTTGTTATGCCATCCCATGTAATCGCTTGGCATGTAGAATACATGTACAGCACTAAACTTAGCACCTAGAAACTTTACGAGTGCGTCATTAATTTCACTTGACTTTTTTCTGTGTTCGGCAGGTATATCTGGTCCCGCTTGCAAGTCTCGTATTTTAGATAACTCAGGGGGACCTTTATGTGATGCATCACTCATAACTTCTTGCAAGTATTTTCTTGCTGATGCAGTCTCTGAGTTGTGTGCTATCCAGTCTCCGTTCTTATGTACTGGTAGATTCTCATAGTCCGTATCAAAGAACCATTGCATATATGGTTCTAAGATCTCAATTAATTCTGGATTAATTTTTTCTAATATCTTCATTACGTTCTAAATCACTTTTAGGTATCGTGTAATGAAAAATCACACGTTCAGTATCTTCTAACTCTTTGTCAAAATACCCTATAACAAAATTCCATCTTGCATCAGGCTTAGGAAACTCACCTACATTTATAATGTCTTTATACTCTGTCTTGTTCAACAGATACCACATTGAGAATGTATCCCAGCGTCTAACTTCCCACGGATAAGGATCAGAGTTCCAATCAGGTTCGAGTTGTTTCATATACTGCTCGTACCAAGCATCCATTAATTTAAAAGTATGTTCATTACTCTTATAAACAAAAAGACCACAGTGCCAAATCATTTCTTCGGTATCAGAAAGTTTAGTAATCTTAGCGTTGTATGGGCGATTGCGCGTGAAGACTATATCGTGGTCATCACAGAAATCAAACACGTCCGCAATATCTTCTGATTCAATTATTGTGTCCGCGTCTATGTATAAGGTTCTATCGTATGGAGTTTTTGATAGTGCCCATAGTTTTGCTCTGATATTTTTCGGCACATCTTCTGTAATGATTGTGTCGAATATCTCATAGTCTTCTTCTTCAACCCACCATTCGTGCGTTGCTAAAGTTATCTTTGCTTCAGGATAAAAGTCTAACAGAGACTCGGCAGACTTCTTTGCTGCGTAGTAGTAAGATTTGTTTACTGAAGCGACATAGATGTAGCCGTTATTCAACATCTGCGGCATACTCTGATTGCATCAGAATAGTAGCATATGCTTGTGCCTCAATAGGAGACTTGGCTTTTCGGATAAGTTTTTTGAGTTCTTTGTTCTTGGACTTCTTGACTAAATCAATTTCAAAGATCTCTAGCTTCATGTTGAAAAGAATCTCTTGCTTTTGACGTTGGAACTTTTGTTCTTCTTGTTCTCTTCGCCTGGCTTGCTGCTTCTTTTGACCATCTTTATGGATCTGAGTTCTTTGATCTAAGACCTCGATACCAAATTGTTCAACGATAGCATCATAGTCTTGATTGACTCCGCCTTCACTTTCAGGTCCAGCAATAACATGCGCTACTGAATACTCGCCATTGCCTTGCAGCATTTCACATACAAGATGTCTTCTCTTTTTATCCTGCCAGATAGGATTTCTATATTTTTCCATAATATAACTCCACTTATTTAATAATTATACAATTATTTATGCGATTCGTAGGAACAGTTTCTTAGACTCTTGTGTTGAGGATGTCGCCTGAACAGTGGCACCTACATAAGTGC